GTCCGGTGCCCAATAGAAACGCCCAAATCGTCGTGGTGTGAACATCTCGTTCATTCTCCTGGGGCATCTCGCCCCATTTGGCCAGCATCTCGCTGGATAACTTGATCTATACCGCTAGTATATCACAAACTGCGCCAGAATGCAAGAAAGGGTGTCTCTTGCACCTCGGAAAGCAGGCAATGTTACGTTCCATCTTTCGTTTCTTGTACGATCTTGCGTTCTGCTAATTGTAACTTGATAGCCGCCAAGAGAGCGCCCTTGTCTTGCATCGGCCACCCCATGGCCCCAACCTCGTACAATAGCTTGACAATTGCCGCAATCACCTGGTCTACCGATTGCTTGTCACGTGCATTAGCCACTACAGCCCCCAGTCATCGAAGTCTACGTGAACCCACTCTTCGCCAGCCACATCGGTTAGCTTCATGCTCCGAATACGATCTGCCAACTCCATCTTTTTGTAAGCGTCCAGCGTGGGCATATTGAGCGGATCTAGCCCCGAGACCCCACACGTAGCAGCCAAGTCGTGATCTATAGCTTCCGTTACGCGCCCGCGAGATTCGGCAGAAACTAGATCAATCTTGCTAGGCTTGCCCGCCTTAGTGGTGAATACGTCCTTCTGCCCCAGCTCCTGCAAGAGCCTGGTACGTTGCTCAAAGTTACTCTGCGCTATCTCTGACGGATTGAACCCCGCCCGCTCTAGGAGGTCGCCCTGCATCTCTCGCAAAGATTCCTTTGCCTGTTGCCATAGGTCGCCCCGCATCCGTTGGCCCTCGCGCCTACTGAATCGGCCTTGCTTGATCCGTACTATTTCGCCACCCACGCCCATATAGCCACTGTCCTTGGCCCCACGCCTTATCATAACATCGAGCTCTATGCCCTCCTTGGTATACCGGGTATAGAGGTCGCGTCCCTCACGATCTAGCGTCACCGCCAATTGCTCCCATTGAGCCTCGGTCGCCTGGTCGGGCGCTATCTCAAACTCATTCCACAGCGCCTCGTTCATCCCCCGCTCCTCTTGGAGCCCTTGCTCCAGCGACTCCATGTAGCCCTTCATGGCATTGGCTTCGTTTTGCTGCCCAGCATCAAGCGCCGCCTTGTATGCCGTTTTCGTTTCCTCAATCTCAGCAGTCAGCTCTAGCTCTTGCCCTGTGACTGGGCGCGTTGGCCCCGTCGGCGCCTTTGGCTGCCGTGCGTAGAACTGCCCCGCGTCGTCGCCTAGAATCTCTGAAAGGCTTTTAGCATACCGCGTCGTACCCCAGGCTTTCGATTGCCGCTGCCCCACGAAATCCGACAGCTTGACGGCCCCAGCTTGATAAGCCTGAAAAGCCGGAGGGCCCAACACCTTGCGCTGCGTTGCCTCATCCTGTTGCGCAAACCACTTCTGGCCCGTTGGTTGCCACTGGACTTCCGGCGCGCCCTTGACTGTTCCTACCATGGAACACCGGCCATTAGGATGGTCATCCAGTATCTCATCGAGATCATGTGTCGTACCGTCCATCGCCAGGCACATAGCACAAGTACGACCTTGCTTGGCAGCCAGCCACTTCCACCCCTCCACAATGTCGCTGTTTTCCTTGTACGACTGCCGCGTTGCCTCACGCGCCGCTCGCAGCATCTCAGTACGATTAATCGTCAGGAGGTTCGCCAGATTGCCTCCCAGCTCCTGACGAATCCGTCGCGTCACATCGCGCGGGTTCTGTCCCAGCGCCATGCCCTCGACCATACCCTTGCGGACCCTAGCGCTCGCATCCGGCCCCAGCTTGTCCAGGAGACTGCGCAGCGGCGATCCGTTGGCCATGGTGCCTACCAATGTCTCGACCATCTCGGTAGGCAAGCGGTTCCATTCAACACTCAGACCGGCTGCCTGCGCCATGATCATTGCCTGTGCGCTCTGTTGCGATAGCTCAATCGCCGCTCGTTGCCCGCGCTGGATGCGCTGGTCTGCCGTCGGCGCAAACCGCAAAAACTCCCGCTCAGTCTGTTGCAGCAGGGTCTCCAGCCGACGACGCTGTAATAGCCAATTGAGACTGGTTTCGGCATCCGCGCCCTCAGTCCCGGCGTGCTGCGAAAGCAGACCCTCGATCTCGCCGCGTAGCCGCTGCCAGATGCCACCGTAGGCCCGCACCATCTCGCTGGACGCACTCCGCTCCATGCGCAACAATGCATCACGATGCCGCTGGGCAATGGCCAGGACTAGCCCTGGACGCCCTGGTCTGTCCACTAGACGCCTCGATCAAACGCTGTCAGAAGCTGCTCGCCCATCATGGCGCTGCTGGCGTCAGTTTCCACCTGCATAGCCGCGATTTGCTCATCCGAATAACCTAGCTCGCGTTGTATCTGTTGTTTGCTCACCCCCGCCTGGTTTTTCAGCAACCCGACCTCCGCAGCCATGCGTGGGTTCACCGTTTCGACAACATCGAATAGTGGCGTGATAGACTCCGGCGCCACTGTAACGCCTTGCAGTTGCAACAGAAAAGCCCCAATGCGACGCCAGGTCGCGGTAAAGCGCTCCAAGTAGCGGCCAGCCTTGCGGACAAGGGGAGCCTCCATAGCAATAAGCGCCTCGCCCGATGGATCGCCCCCCTGCTGGAATAGGTAATGCTTCGGCGTGCGTGTGATGATCGCGATTGCGCTGGCCAGCTTGTCAATTGCTGACAAGTACATGCCCAAATCAGCCTGCCCGAACTCGCCAACCTGAGTGCCCTCGCCCTGGCCGTCGTTGGCCGGGATCGTCCAGATTTCGTTGGGCGCGTTCTTGAGCGCCCCGAGATCCATATTACTGATCACGTAGCGCTGCCGGAAAGCTCCGAACTCAGCAGCGACCATCATGTCGCTCAGCAGCTTATTGACTGCATTCTGTAGCGGAATCGCGTTGGCAAGCTCGCTCTGTATAGCCCGTCCACTGCGCCTCAGGTGAAAGACCGGCACGACGCCAAATGGATTGGCGGCGGCTGGCGTCTCCATCGGCTTAAATGCCGTGTACTCGTAAACATCAATCGCCTTAGCAGCGGTCTCATAGTATTCAAGCCGCTCGGGGTAGTAGAGCGTCATACGGTAGCGGTCGTCATCCGTCAGCCACCATTTGGCCGCGTACAGCGGCACGCGAGGATTGTCAGAATCATAGTGAATCATGCACTGGCGCGGATCATTGTAGTAAGCGTCCGGCTCTCCTTTGTCATTCGGCCACACAATAATGTAGCCCTCACCACACACGAACGCTGCGAGGTGCGCATCATCGCTATCTAGGCCCAATTCGGTTCGGGCAAAAGCATGATTCAATTGGCCGGTAGCCTTTTCATTATCTGCGACTGCGAAACCGGTCAAATTGATACGGTCGGCCACCGCGTCAACGACCACGGCGCACCAATTCTCGATGAACCTGGCGTCGAGGTTGTGAAAGACTGCCTTTAGCCGCTGCGCAGAATAGACCAGCGGATGATCGCCCTCGTAGTAACGCCAGAGAGTGGTATAGACCGTAGTCTTGTGCTTCAATTCGGTATACGCGCGTTCGATATCGTTCATCCTTGAAAACTCCCAGCATGTCGCGGCACAAACCTGTTGATCCCATGATAACCTATCGCAGCCGCCATGACCGTATCGTCGTGCATCCCTTCCGGCGCGCTGTAGCGGAAGTTGCCCGAGGGTAGCCGTGTCATTTCGTACGCTTGAAGCTCGCCAACCAGCACCGGATCGTTGATGATTTCTATGTCGCCGCGCTCGAAAGCCAGCGAGAGCGATTCGATGATCTGCGTTTTTGTCACCGCTGTAGTTGTAAAGCCCCGCACTCGATAACCCTCATCTCGCAACTGATCTATAAGCGGCTGCCCCATGCTGTTCGCCTCACAGAGCATCACAGTAGGCTGCCAGCGATTGTAAATCATCTTGAGACGCTTGGTCTGAAATCCATAACCAATCTGGTTGAACCTATCCAGGTAGACCAGGTGCTTGTCTGCTACGTCCCAGACTGCAATAGCGGTAAAATCCGCGCTCTTGCCCCAGTCCACCCCGAACACGTATTGATGATCCTCAGTCGGTGCCTCCTGTTGCGTCAACGTCGCTGCTGCCATAACCCGGCGGAACACGCCGCCGGCGTCCTCCAGGAACATCGCCAAATACTCTTGCTGGAATATCCGCTCTGGCAGATCACGACGCGCGGCCTCAATCTCTGCTGGCACGATGAACGGATTCTCTGCTGTAGGCCGTTGCCAGCTCTGCCAGTCTAGATCGGCGGCATCCTGCCCCCGTTGCCACAGTCGCCAGAACCAGTTGCGGCCCTTGGGCGTTGATATGAACATGGCGCCGCCCTGGCGGTCGCTCAGTGCCGGTCGCAGCGATTCCGTCCAGGCCGATTCCCGCATGAACGCACACTCATCGAGCACCGCAAAGTCCAGCCCCTCGCCACGCAAACTCTGCGGATCGTCTGCCGACCGCACCTGCACCGTGCCGCCGTTTGGTAGAATCACCAACCGGTCGCCTAGCTTGATCTCGGAGCCCGGTATCTGTGCCGCCAATGTTCGTATCCCTCGCCAGCCCGGCCTAGCCATCTTGTAACTCGGGGCCACCCACCAGGCGCGGCCCCGACGGAGGGCCACGGCCATACAGAGAAGCGAGCCTAGTCTAGTTTTCCCCCAACGCCTACCACAGGCAAGCACCTTGTAGCGCGATTCATACGTGCGCACATCGTCTTGCGCTTTGTGTAGCCTTGGCAGCTCTACAGTTTGACTATTCATCTGGCTCTATAATCGGCTCGCCCCAGGTGAGCTTGATCGGCTCGCCCCCGCTGGTCACGTCGAGCTCTTGCTTCACCACATAGCCCCTGTCACGCGCCTTGGTCGTGAGATAGAACTTGATCGCCCAGGGCTCGCCCTCTTTAGTTACCGTGCCCTTTTTGTCCTTTACCGTTCTAAGCGCCCGATATAGCCCCGACTCTGCCATGTCGCCGATCTTCTGGCATTCGTCGTCGTAGGCTCGGGCCACAGTCGGATAGTTGACGATGTACTTTTTCGCCGTGTGCCAGTCGCAAGGAACCTTGTTGGCAATGGCGCTGATAATGCCGCCAGTGCCCGGTATCGCCTTTATAAAATCAGCTGCTCGATATTGATTCGCGCCTGCCACACCTAGTTTACCCCTTCGTGAAAATTGGATTATTGGCTAGTTAGCACCGGCTCCAGCCCCATGCCTACCATGCGCTCAAGCGTGACGGCGCAATACTTTGGCTCGATCTCGCAACCAAAACACACGCGCCCCGTCTGCTCGGCGGCGACCATCGTGGTG